CATTTTTCTGGATGACTAGGCGCTCGTTGAACCTTGCAATCTTCCTCTCCATCAGAACACTCCTTCCCGCACGGAGCTGAGAAGGTTCCGAAGCGTCATAACCAGGTCATGGTGATCGGCTTCTTCCCGGTGTTCATAGAGATACCCAAGGCTGTAAAACGCAGCCGCTTTCAGGAGCACCTTCAGCTGTGCAGTCTCCGCTTCATTCAGATCCGTCCCGCGAATGGTGACGGTCTCGTCCGCGCACACAGCGTTCCATTCCGCAGCGGTCATCCTGGCCACATCGCAGGAGAGTTTTTCAGCAGAGAGAAGGAGGCTGTCGATCAGGCCGTCATCCATACCGCTGTCTACCCTGAGATAGGTTTTGGCTTCTTCTGTTGTAATCAGGCTCATCCCGTCAGCCTCCCTTCATAGAGTCAGGAGCAGAGGAACTTCCCCCGCTCCCGTTATTGTTCATCAACCGCCAGGCGTCTGGTTCTGGTCAGTTCCACCGCCGGTAGTGCCGCCAGTCGTGTCCCCGCCAGTGGTCACAGCCTTCGTGCCAGCCATCTTCAGGACCTTCACAGACTCCGGAAGGATCAGGCGGCCGTCCACACGCTGGGTGGTCATGAAGCCGACCTGATCGGTGCGGGCATACAGCTCATTCAGACGCCGGAAGGTGCGGTTCTGGCGATCAGCCACCCAGTAGTTCTTCAGGTCGCCGAACAGCAGCACGCGCTCACCCGCAGCAATGCCGGGCATGAAGGAGCTGGTACGGATCGGACGGCCGAGAATGGTATCGGGCTTGGCGATATCCAGAGAAGGCTTCCAGATATAGTTGTCGTTCTTGTCCTTCAGCTTCATCAACTGCAGGAGCAGAGTCTCGTTGCAGACGAACTGAGCATTACGACGGTAGGGGCTCTTCAGGCTGTAGTAGAGGTCGAAGATCTCATCGAAGGTCACAAGGTCCTCCTCCGCCGCAGTCACACCGAGCTGAGCGCCGCCGGTCTCCGCCAGGATGCCGAGAGGCTTCTTGTCGCCGTCGCCGGTGAAGAAGGCACGCTCTTCCGCGTTGCCCATTGCCACACCGAAGCGGGCAGCAATATAGCTGGCCAGATCGAAGGCGGAGTCATGAAGCAGCTCGTTACTGATCTTGATCATCGTGCCGAGCTTGTAAGCAGACAGCGTGGTCTGACCGAACTGGGTGTTGGTCTCCGGGATCTCCTCACCCTCATCGATCCAGGACGCTTCCATGGTGTCGGTCGCAATCGGAATCTTGCGGGTGCCGGAGTTGGTGCGGATGACGGTCGCCAGCTGACGGAAGATGTTGTTCTCCTCCAGCGCCTGAATGAGCTTGCGCTCAAACTCATCGGGCACGGTATAGCCGCCTTCAGTATCCTCACCGACAGACAGGGCATTGCGGACCGCGAACTGGTCGCCCTGATTGCGGATCATGTCCCAGAAGGCCTTACCGTACTCATCGGTCGCGGTCGGGGCCACGTTCTCCGCCTTATGGCCGCTCATGGGCTTGTTGGTGACAGGGCGAGATGTCGGAGCCGCCAGCTGCGCTTCAAAAGCCGCCTGTTCCTCCAGACGCTGAATCTCTGTGCCAAGAGCCTGTACATCGGCCGCCATGCGGTCATACTGTTCGACAGCGGAAGCCTCTACAAGGCCGTTCTCGCCGCGATGCTCCTCCAGGAAGGCCTTGGTCTGTTCCCAGAGGGTATTGCGCTTATTACGCAGTTCCATAATCTTATTCATAGATAGACCTCTTTCTCCGGCTTTCGCGCCGGTCGTTTTTGATTTGGGTATAAAGAAAGCCGGGGCAGCTCATTTCAGCCACTCCAGCTTGTCTTTCAGGATTTCATACGGCATTGCGCCGTCCTTGGTTTTTCCGTTCATGCCGATCACCGGCACTTCTGGCTTATCTTCCGCAGGAGGATCATTCAGCCCTGCCTCGGGAGGTTTCGGTGCCGCAGCATCGGTTTGCGGTTCTGTGTCTTTGCCATGAGGCTCACATTCCGCTCCGAGCCGGTTGAGGATGGTTTCACCCATAAGCCGCGAGGAGAACAGCCACATGGCGTCAGTCTCCCTGAGCTTAAAAGGCTTTTTCTTCTCTTCCTCTTCTCCTTCATCTCCGCCTTCCTCCTTGTCAGGATCATCCGGCTTCTCATCCGGGTCTTCCTCCGGATCTTCCGGTTTCGGTTTGTCCGCAAAAAGAATTTCATCTGCGAAGCCAAGCTCTACTGCCTTTTTGGCATTCAGCCAGGTCTCATCGCTCATGAGTTTGCTGATACGGTTTCTGGAGAGACATGTCTTTGCCGCATAGGCGTTGATGATACTCTCTTTGACCTCGTTCAGGGTCGTGATCGCTTTTTCCATGTCCTTGGCGTTGCCCATGGCAATGGTGGAAGGATCATGAATCATGAGGAGCGCTGTCGGAGACATCTGCACGAGATTGCCAGCCATCGCCACAACCGACGCAGCGGAGGCCGCGATACTGGCGATCCGGACCGTCACGTTGCCGGGGTAATCCCGGATCATGGTATAGATCTCAGCGGCTGCAAACACATTCCCTCCGGGGGAATTGATCCAGAGAGTAATGTCACCCTCCTCTTCATAGAGTTCATCCCGGAACATCTGCGGGGTTATCTCATCTCCCCAGAAGGACTCCGAATCAATCGGCCCTTCCAGACGGAGGACCCTGCCGCCGCTGTCGTCGTGAACCCAGTTCCAAAACTTCATCACTTCGGTTTACCTGCCTTTCTGGGGTTTCTGCCCCCGTCGTTCTGCCTTGCGCTGCGCATGACGCTCGGCGTGATTTTTGCTCCCATCCTGCTCTTCCTCATCTGGTGTGTCTTCTGATTCTTTAGGTGGATCTTCCGGCTCTTCTGCTGCTTGCTTTTCCTGCTCAGCCACCTGATTGGCACCGTAGGCGGAGCCTGCATCCTTGAGCTTAGTGTAGGAACCGTTCAGGTAATAATCGTCCCCGCCCTCTTCAGCAGGAATCAGGTCCATGTTTTCCAGCCTGCGAATGTCGTTGGGGCTTAAGAAGCCGTTGGAGAAGCCCACAGCATAGCCGTTCATGCGGGACTGGTAATCGCCGCGCATAAGACCATCCACATTGAACTTGGGGAAATACTGATCCTGCTCTTCCTCAATCAAGACGTCCTTGATCAACGCCTGTTCGATCCGTATCAGCCATGGCATAATCGTGTGCATCACGAAATCAATGGACTGATGCTCGATATTGTTGAAAGTCGCCCGCTTCAGGTCCTGGACCATATGAGGAGGCACGCGGAAGATTCTGCAGATCTCTTCCACACCAAACTCTCTGGTGGAGAGGAACTGACTGTCTTCCGGAGGCAGTGAGATCGGTTTATACGCCATGCCCTCTTCGAGCACAGCGACCTTGTGCGCATTCCCCGGTCCGCCATAGGCGTTCATCCAGTTATCCCGGATCTTCTGCGGGTCTTTGAGTACGCCCGGATGTTCCAGAACACCGGCAGGCTGCGCACCGTTCTTGAAGAAAGCGCTGCCGTACTTTTCTACTGCCAGCGTGGTGCCGAGGGCGTTCTTCATCATGGCAATTGGGGAAAACCCGACCAGGCCATTGAAGCCGAGCCCTGGAATATGCAGGATTTCGTCCCGCTGGAAGATGATGTCTTTATCGTGTTCACCGGGTACCTCATCCGTATAGGCATGGTAGGTGTAGAACAGATCCCCGTTCTCCGCCCGGTCGATCTCCACGTTTTCCGGGAGCAGCGGATACAAGCCTAGGATGCCATTCTTCCCGTCCCGGACGATCTGCGCGTAAGCATTTCCCCACAGGAGCAGATGCATCATCATGGCTTCCCGGAAAGAGAAGCTCGTCATTTCCGGATTCGCCTGCCGGTACAGGATCTTATACAGCGGATGATCTGTGGCGCGTTCTTTGCCATCGCCCTTTTCGGTGAACTTATATAGATGCAGCGGCAGGCTTGCCACTGTCTCCGCCAGCAGGCGCACACAGGCATACACCGTTGCAATCTGCAGCGCGGACTTTTCATCTACTCGCTCTCCGCTGAGTGTCTGCCCGAAAACAAAAACACCGCCCGAATCTCGGACGTTGTCTTCTACCTTTGGCAGCTCCTCTACGGGAGCGTCTCTCGGCTTGCTAAAGCCGAACCATTCTCTCCAGCCCATATACTCCCTCCTCAAAAGACCCAGAGCCCATGCTCCGGATCGTCATATACACTGCCTTGCTGTTCATGGCGGATGGCTCGGTCCAGTCCCATGATCCAGGCAACGATACCGTCAATCTTCTCTGTGCTCTTTTTCTTACTGGGCTTGATGTTCTCCGCCGCATCGATCTCAGCCACCACATTTCCTGCCATCCAGCGGAGCACAGGATTGCCGCCATGGATGATCTTGCCTTCCAGCAGGAGCTTATACAGTTCCTTCATGCCGGGGCTCATGTCTTTGAAGCCCATGCCAATGGGAACCATCGTAAAACCGTCGCCTTCCAGATCCGTGATCAGCTGCGTAGCGTTCCACCGGTCCACACCGATCTCTTTGATGTGGTACTCCATACCCAGCTCGTTGATCGTCTTTCGGACAAAGTTGTAATCGACCACATTGCCCTCCGTCACATGGAACAGCCCCATCTTCTCCCATACGTCATACGGCACATGATCCCGCCGCACCCGGAGATCCAGAGTTTCTCTCGGCAACCAAAAGTGCGGTACCACGATGTATTTATCTCCCTCGTGCATCGGAGGGAACACCATGACAAAAGCCGTAATGTCGCTGGTGCTGGAAAGGTCCAGTCCGCAGTAACATTCACGGCCCTTCAAGCAGTCTATATCTATCGGGGTGTCTCCCAGGTCATAAATGTGTTCCGGTATCCAGGCTACCGTACTGCCGACCCACTGGTCCAGGCGAAGCTGCCTGAACACGTTCTCCTCTGCCGGATTGGTCAGTGCTTCCCTATAAGCGTCCCGTACCCTGTCAAGCTGAATCGTGTATCCCAGTGACGGGTTGGCCTTGTACCAGTTCCTTTCATCACCCCAGTCGTCCTCATCGTCGAGCCCGTACAGCACAGGATAGAAGGACGGATCAATGCGGGTTCCCTTTAGCACATCCTTAGCCTTGTTGTGGACCTCATAGCAGATGCTGTTCCGGTCTGTTCCCGCAGTCGTGATCAGGAAGTACAGTGGCTGCAACCGCGCATCGCCGGAGCCTTTGGTGAGAACATCAAATAGGTTCCGGTTGGGCTGCGTATGCAGCTCATCCAGACACAGAGCACTCACGTTCAGGCCGTGCTTGGTGCCAACTTCAGCGGAAAGTACCTGATAGAATCCGGCATTGGTGTAATTCACGATCCGCTTCGTCGCTCCCATGATCTTGCTCCGCTTCAGCAGGCCGGGCGTCATTTCCACCATGCGTTTGGCCACATCAAAAACAATGGAAGCCTGCTGCCGGTCTGCTGCCGCTCCATATACTTCTGGAGAAGCCTCTCCGTCTGCATACAGCATATAAAGGGCAATCGCCGCAGCCAGCTCGCTCTTTCCATTCTTCTTGGGTATTTCAACATAGGCTGTACGGAACTGTCTGGTCCCGTCCGCCTTTACAATGCCGAACAGGTCACGGATGATCTGTTCCTGCCAGGGCAGCAGCCAGAACGGTTTTCCGGCCCAGCGACCTTTTGTATGGGGGAGCATCTCGATAAAGCGAACCGCTCGATCCGCTTTATCCGGATCGTAATGGGAATCAGGAAGCATAAAACTGGAAGGCGTATAGTTTTCCAGAACCGGATAATTCTTCGGTTTTATGCTTCCCATCAACTACCTCCCAACAGCTCATCCATTTCGTCAACGTGTCCGGCGCTACTCTCATTACCGGCGATGATCCTGCTTCGTGCCGCAGGCGTCAGTCCGAACTGCTCCGCAAACTGATTCATGAGCCGGAGATACTGCTGTGCGATGCTGATGTAAGGCACCTGCTGCGGATAACCGGAAGGTGTACGAATCACGAGACCGCGATCCGTAATCCGTTCCTCAGCCTGCTTCCATCTGGCATAAGCCTGACAGTAACCGGCAAATGCGGCCATATCCACTTCTGTCAGCACACCGAGGGCTTCCATCTTTTTGGCCAGACGCCGCCACTCCTTTTTTGCCTCCGGCTCCAGCCACTTCGGGCAGGGAGGAGCCTTTTTCTGAGGCTTAGGCTCTTTATCGTTCAGTGGCCGTTTGCCGGGGTTGCCTTCCAGCTCCTTAATGGCTGTTGGCGTCGGCTTTCTTCCCTTAGTCGCCATATCCGATCCCTCCTTCCCGCAAAATGGCGTAAAGAAAGGACCTGCGGAATTGCTCCACAGATCCTCGCGCACTTCTGATGCTATCACTATATCAGAAACTTCAATATTGTTTGTCCACGATTTTACTCATTGACGGTTTCATTCGTTAGGAGTCCTCACATGACCGTCATGCGGTTTCCCGCGCTCCTTGCGGTTCAGGGTGTTCCGATGCCGCCAATTCTCTCCCCAGTGTGTGTTTTGTTGAGGCGGTTCCGGCTCCGCCATCTTTCGACGATAACATGATATCAGAAACTGCAATGGAGTTTGTCCACGATTTTACTCATTGAAAAAGCCTGCAGAAATAAACCTGCAAGCTCAAAACAATGCGTCGATTTTATCGTATTCCCTCTGGAGTCTTGCCACTTCCTGAGCGATGCACTGCCTGCGGAATCCGTTCTTGCAGGCTTTCCCTTCCTGGGTCAGCCGTTTGATCTCTGCTTTGCGCCGGGTCAGTACCTCGATTTCGTTGCCCTCCTGGGCGTCCTTGTAATCCCGTTCGAATGTCGTCATCGTCCTGCCCTCCTCACTGCGCCATGCCCCATGCAAGGGCGTGGCCGTTATCCGCGAACATCTCTGTGCTGACCGCTGTCAGCCTGATCTCGCCTTCGCAGGTGTGATCCGCTGTGGTGTATTCGTAAACCGCACCGAAGTAGCTGTTCTGGTTCCTGCCGCTGTAGTAGTATCCGGCAAGGAGAACCTTGTCGCCGAAATTTACCGTGCAGCTCCAGCTGCAGGCGAGGTTCTCAGGGGTCGTGGTCTCCGGCAGGCGGTAGGTGCGGGCGCTTTTTTCAAGGTTTGTCATGGTCTTTCTCCTCCGTTTTCGTTTGGTCGTTTGCCCTTCGGCATGTGTATATATCACTCTACTCGGAGGAAATAGCAAGTTATATTTTCAGATTATCTG